CGTCTGTTCTACACCCTGATAAATCTCTAGCTAATTGGACTATTTGATTAGGGATCATTGATTAGTGGTTAAGATATAAACTACCCACCGAATCCTAGCTTGTCGCTCTCCTCGATGATTCTCTTTTCTTTCCACCTTTTATCAAGCTTACCATTTTTTTCAATAAACGCTTTTCTTGCTTCAATATCGTTTTCATCTTCGGTCATTTCAGACTCTTCTATTGATTCAACTGGTTCTATTACCACATCAATCGTTTCGTCTTCGTTATTTCCCTCTTGTTCTACTTCTCAAGTAGTTTCTTCGTTGTTTTCTTCTGTATTCTCTAGTGCTTTAAGCTTTAAAACCTCTTCTACTGTTCTAAGCTTACCTTTGTATGTAATAAAGTATGTCATGTTTGTTGTATAACTAGTAAATTATACTCTGTTATAACAAAAAAAAGGCGGAATTCAAGCCGCCCTTTTTATTATGCACCTACAGATCCGTACATTCCGATAGGGATGTTAACTACTGCTCTCTTGTAGTAAGTAACAAATCCAGTGATATGTGTCATTGTATCTGTGTACTCTTTTGAAGAGTGAATAGTTGGTCTGTCGTGGAAACCTAGGTATAGTGGGTTTCTTAGTGTACTCATTTCATAGTTTTCCATGAAGTGGTATTCATTAGATGTTGCGATGTATGGTGTTTCTACCATTGTGTATTCACCTTCGTAGATGTTTACACCATCGTTTGTACCTGAAAGCAACGCTGGTTGATATCTTTCTGGCATAATAATCTTTTTGAACTCTCTGAATGCCTTTCCTCCTCTCTTAACAACAAGCTTTTGTGGATTTAGAGACATTGGGATTCCTCCTGGATCTACGAATGCACCAGCTCTTTCTTGTAGGTTATCTAGTACGTCTACAGTTGGAACAGCAGCAGCAAGAAGGTTATCAAATGTTACAGTTGGAAGATCATCAGTGAACTTATGAGCTGCAGAGTAAAGGATTTCACTATCTGGAGATAGAGTTGTAGTAAACCCATTATTCATTAGTGAGAAGAACTCTACATTTACATCGTTATATAGTCCCTTAACTACCTTTCTTACATCAAACATATACTCTTTCTCGATTTTTTGAGTACTATCAAGCTTACCTTTCATGTACTCGTAAGAGTATGTAATACTATCAGTAGTCTTTGGTAGTGGAGTAACGATAGTAGTGTATCCTGTGTAAGATGCAGACGCAGCAATTTGTGCTCCTTCTGGAGTCTTCTTTGGGTCAGATTCTCTTACTGTAGAAACAAACTTTTCGTTAATTTCTGTTGTGTCAACAGAGCTAACTACCTTTGAGAATGACATACCGTCATTATATGTTTCAACACTGTTGTCAATCAACTCCTTAGATTCTTTAGAGAACCCGTTGATTTTATTCAAAAACAATTCTGGTGATAGTTGTGTCATAACTATTTAATGGTTTATATTATAAAAATAGTGGTTTATTAACCTTAACTTGGATTTCTAGTTCAGAACCAACAGTTCCGGCTTCCTTTGTAGCTTGAATTTGTAGCACATCTGTAGTTGATGCAGCAACATCGATAAGTTGATTTCCAGATCCGTCGATAGCGATATCAACTTCTGTGTTTCTCATTGTCTTAGCGAATGGAGCGTCTCCAGTTCCTACTAGTAGTACCTCAGCATCAGCTAGTACCATTACTTCGTCAGACCCTAGGAGACCGTCAGAAGATTCTGTAGTAGCCATTACTAGTGCGATTGAAGTAGAAGCTGCAGTAGCTTTGATTGCTAGTCCTGTAGCTACGTCGATTGTACAGAATTGTCCTTGCTCCAATACTACAGCAGGATCTTTTTCTAGTACAACGTAGTTAGTTGTACTTGTAGTTTGTAGTGGTTTAAAGTTCATAACTTTATGGTTTTTGAATATAAAAAAACAAGATGACACCTCCACCTTGTCTTATAAACTATTGTTATATTATGCTAATCATAGCATTTTCTTTCTACGCTCTAGTTGTTCCTTGGCAGTTTTGCTATCAACTTTTCTAACATCCCTACCTGTCATGCCACTAGAAGTAGATGACCATCCAAGAATATTTGCAGCCTCTTTTACGTCAACACCCTTTGCCTCAGCAACAGCACTAACAGCCTCATAATCCTTGTCTGGAAAATTTGATTCAAACCATTCTTGTTGCTTCTTGCTAGCATAGAATTGTTCTAGCTCATCAACGTAAACAGCTTTCTTTTGAGATTTATCAATAGCCTTCTTCTTTTTATCCTTAAGCTTGTCGTTTTGCTTGCGGAGTTTTTCGTTTTCAGCCTTGATTGCTTCTACATCGTCCTGATCTACATCAATTTCAGTAGTTTCATCCTCTTGGTCTGTCTCGACCTCTTCATTCAATAATTCTTCTGTAGTCATTTACATCATAACACATGATAAATTGGTCTTATTGACGTTGCCTTATTCGTAATATAATACTATTTATCCTTTTTTCAAGGGGTATTTATTGATTGGTTATCTAAAACATCCATAGCGCCATCAACTACTGACTGAACAGAAGCAGAGAGAGCGGCTACCTGATCTTTAGTTAATCACAAGCTTCCTGCGTTAAGGATTTTGCTTTTTATATCCAAAGTAAGCGCTTTTTTAATGTCTCTAAGATCTTTTATCCTCATCCTTAGTAACTGATTGTATGTGTGTTTCACTTCATCGTTCTCAGGGTTAGAGTTTGTAGCTATTGAGACAACAACAGCCTTAATTCTTCTGTTTATAGAATCCATTACACTACTTAGTGCTATGCTATTTAGGTCCATTATTACTAATTAGTTGGTAAAGCCTGTTGTCTTTGTGCTATATCTGATGACAAAGACTGTGATGCCATCGAGTTAGCCACTCATTGCATATTGCCTTCTTGAGGTTGTGCCTTTGGCTTCAATCCCTTTTCTATCATCATTACATTGAGTTGATTTAATACACTCTGTTTAGAGTCATTATCTATAGCTGTTTGTAGATATATCCATAGCGTTTCTATATCTAAGTTAGGTATAATTAGATTCTTTGGAACTTGATCTAGATTAACTATCTCTACCATCTTTTTAGAGTGTCTCTCAGATGGACTTAGAGGGATAACTGTGTGGATAAACTCTTCTTCCAATCCCTGTAATCTCATAAGCTCTCTTTTATACATAGTCTTGCTTACTTCACTTACTGACTGGTCTTGTAGCATAATTGGTAGCATAGCCTGCATACTAGATACCTTTCTATTGTCTTCTTCGGCGTCTTTTCTCTTAGATTTTATGGTGATATTAGGCGTATTCATTCCCACAAACTCTCTCTTGCTAATGTTTACCATATCAGAACCAGATACACCTAGCATTGCAGACTTACCACCAATTGAGCTCATGTGCTCTAATAGAGATCTATAGTAGATATTAGTCCAAAACATCTTTTCACCGTAAGCTAGCGTTTCAGCATCTACACCAAATAATGCGCTACTCTTTTGCATTTGTATCTCAGCCTCTCCTAGAGTCCCAGCATCAGGCGTCAATCCTCTTACAATACCAGTTAGTGCTGTTGTATTCTCTGCGTAGTACTCTAGTTGTTGGATATATTCTTGTGATTTACTTGTGTCGTTATTCTCTATAACTGGCTGACTAATTGGACCACTACCTAGATCGTTTACAGGCACAAATCTTGGACCACCACTAGGCTTATTTAATAGGTTAGCAACATTGTCAATTCTATCAATATCCACAAAGTATATATCATGACCAGCATCTCTTAGTTGCTTATCATGAATAGCGTTAATGATTCTCTTGATAGCATTTTGTACTGGATAGATCTTTTCTCTATAACTTACACCCCAAGCATCATATTGATCTACAAAGGCGTTACTAATAGATATCTTGAATGGTACAATAGATGGGTCCTTCTTCTCCTCCTTTGTTTCAGGTAGAAGTCTTTCCCATTTAATTATCTTTGTTTGGTCATTAGCTACTACACAAAAGTATCTATGTCCATTTAGAGTAATGAAGCAGTTATGCACATATACAATTTCTTGGGTTACCTCTCCATTATTTTGCTTTCTATATCTCTTTAGGTCATTCATCTCAGGACTTCTAGAGTATTCACCACTACTTACCTCGTCAAGATTGAAGTAATCATCTGTTAATAGGTTTTGGTATTCTAATGCGTGCTTAGATGTTTGGAAGTGGAATATGTGGTACTTGAAGTCCACATCTAATACAGATCCATTTGGATCGTAGAACCATGATAATGGAGATGGTGTAATATATAGAGGACACTTATTTACCTTATCAAATCCATTATATACACGAAGACCTACACCGTAGTCAAATATATCCGACAACATCTTCTTATCCTTAAGATTCTTCTTCATGTTCTCAATATCAAACTCTGCTATCTTATTTAGTTTCTCTGCTACCTCTTTGTCGTTGTAGTCCCTCTCTGTCCATACTGGTGAAAGACCTTCGCTTTGGAACATAGCAATGAAAGACTTCTTATAAGACCACAAAAGATCGTATTGCATTCTATCGTCCTGGTGGAGTTGATTTACAGCATCATTAATAGCTTTGTGATAAACCTTCTTCTCGTTCTGAGCTGACTCAGCATCATCGTAAGCAGTTTGAATTTGAAGTAGAATCTGTTCTTCTAGAGACTCATTGTTTTCAATATCCTTTCTTGAAATAGGTTTCTTTAGTCACCAATCTTTAATAAACATATCAGTTTGTATTGATTAAAAGCTCCACCTATTTTACTGTGATACTATCGTTTAGCTTGTAATATTCAATGCTTTATATCTCTTCTGGGTTTAACTAGTGACATAACTAGATACCTCGCCGCATCTATTGCGTGGTCTGGTGATACAGCAGGCTGGTTTAACCACTTCCCGTTTTTGTCTTTATCCCATACATATCACCTGACCTCTCTCCTTAGGTTTGAGCTCCTAGCTGTTATATATATAATTGGGTACTGTTGTAATATCTGTATACCAAACTTTATACTATCCTTTCATTTCTTCACTCACTTAACATTTAATCACATACGATACAACTCTTCTATACTCTTTGGCTCTGCACTGTCTGCAATGTACCTATCCTTTATCTCTAGTCATCTTGATCTTATCTTTGCGAAAATATCAGGGTTGGTAAGTCAGTAATCATAGAATTCCTCGTCTAATATTAGATTACCATTATACTCGTACCCAGCAATAAGCGCACTCGGATCATTTGTATGTCAGAAGTCTAATCAATATCCTATGAAGTTGGCAGATTCTGGCACTATCTCTATATCTTGTATACCTGTGAATATAATACCTTCTAGCTTACCATACTTACCTAATCAATATACCTCCCAATATCTAGGGTGGGTTTTCTCTAGTCTTTCGATTTCCTTTACTTGTACCTCTGGAAGAAATGGATTATCCTTATATGTTGACACTATTACCTCTACATCTCATTCCTCAAACCTCCTCTTCTGCTCTAGCTCAGTATTGATCCAAACATACTCGTTATCGGGATTGAAATCTATAAACACCTTGTAGCTTGTACGTATAAGTAATTGAAAGAACTCCATATCGTATGATAATTCATTAGCTTCATTACAGTACAATATATCTCTTTTACCTCCTCTAAGTTTTTGTTGGTCATCCGCTCCAATAAACTCTACCATCCTTCACTGATAGCTATAAGTCCTATCGGTCTTGTTTCTATGTTCCTGCGATAAAAGAAAGTCACAGCCACTATTGACTATGATCTCTTCCCGATCCCTTATTACCGTTCACCTTAGTACAGACTTTTGCTTTCTTACTACGGTAGCAACTCAGGACTCGAATACTTTATTATCATCTATCTTTCCAGTAAGTAACCAAACTAGTAGAAGTTGTAACATAGAGTAAGTCTTTCATGATCTAGTACCTCCTCTATTGATAGTTATCTTCTTGTTACTGTTTCGGTTCTTCTGAAACACTACTGTGCTTTTTATCTTCATTTGTTACTATCTCAACAGATATAGCTTTATTCAATGGTTCACCATCCTTACCGTAAACTTCTTGCTCTCTCTTATCCTTCCAGTCATGGTGGTTACTTAAAACCATCTTAGTTATTCACTCTGAGTGTTTCTTAGTTAACCCCCTCTTAGCAAGTCTTGTCTCGTGTATATCAGAGAACTTTTTAAGAAGACGAAGCAACTCTTGACTTTCTCTATTGTTGTTACATCAAACCATAACATCATCTCGGCAGTATTCTTCTTCAATTACTGCTTCTTTATAATATACCATATCTTCACTATTTTTGAATCTATTGTACAGCTTGGTTACTTCTTCTATACATTTCTTTTCTGTCCACTTTGTCATTGGACCTGGTTTACTATCTCGTACAAAAGAGCGCATGGTTTAGTAGTTAAGATTTAAATTAAATCGCTTAATGATTTTATTTGTACATCTGGGAAATTAGGTATGTTTGTAACAACTTGGTCATTTAGGAACGATGGTCTATCAAAGTACTCCGTGACAATTTTAGGGACTTCCTCTACTCCATTTATTAGCTCTAGTAACTCTTCCTTAGAGAGATCCTCAATGACTATTTTCTTATAGAATTTGTCATCATATTTTATGATATTCATTATGCTTAGTTATTAGTATCTAAACTTTAGTTTGGGTCTAACTGGGATTGAACCAGTGACCTTGGAGTTATGAGCTCCCTGCTCTTACCATCTGAGCTATAGGCCCAGAGTAGAGACTATTTTGGTCTTTCTTCATCTCAGTAATCTGCTATTCAGGTTTCTATCAACCTATCTATTATATAATTAGCGGCCTTTTTTACTACTGATTTCATTTCGTCAAACTCTTCATAGAATCGTTCTAGGTGTCAATCTTCTGGAACCTTTGGATAGCATCTTATTTCATATATTCCTCTTGATATAAGACTACATGACATAAACTCTTGTCCATCAATCATGTTTTTTATAACAAAAGACACCCATCTAGCATCTCATGTGTCAAGAAATGATATATGCCGGTTATTTACCTCAATAGCTTCCAATCAAAGTTCTGACACTGGTATAATATTAGTCATCTTTTTCTTCGTTAACAATAACACATTCGGTAGCTAGGAAAGTACTTGCTGCACTTACAGCATTCTCTAGTGCTACTCTTATTACCTTAACAGGATCAATCACTCACATTTCAATTAGGTTTCAGTACTCACCTGTCTTTGCATTGAATCAATTACCTGTTTTCCTTACTTCACTTACTATATCCTGTCCATTGTATCCTGCATTGTTAGCTATTTGTTCTAGTGGGTAGCTTAGAGCCTGTGATAGGATAGATACTCCTATGTTTTCTTCTTCATCTTCTAGTTCTGGTACTTTTGCCATTGCTAGCATTGTTCCACCTCCTGGGACTATACCCTCTTCTATAGCTGATCTGGTAGCATGGATAGCATCCTCTATCTTGAAGATCTTGTTTTGTGCATCTACATCAGTTGGTGCTCATACCTTGATTAGAGCTACTCAACCTAGCATCGCTGCTAATCTATCCTTAGTTAGTTTCTTTCACCACTCTGTCTCCTCTGATTCTATGTTTTCTCTAATAGTTTTAATCCTTGCTTCAATATCTTCCTTTTTACCCTTACCTCCTACTATAGTTGTAAAGAACTTAGTACATGTTACACTTTCTGCATACCCTACATCTTGTAGTGTTACGCTATTGAAGTTTAGTCATGTTTTAGGGCTAACTAAAGTAGCTCCTGTTATAATAGCTATATCCTCTAAGATCTTTGCTCTGTGTTGTCCATGCTGTGGTGCCTTTACTGCTACTATGTTCATACCCTTCTTATTATTTAGTACGAAGTTTGCTAGTACTGGTTCATCAAAGTCGTCTGCTATTACTAGGATGTTTTTATTACCTGCTTGGATTAGTGCACCTAGTAATCCTTCCAGTGGTGTGTTTGTTGATACATGCTGATCTGTAACGATGATGACAGGCTTCTCTAATACTGCTTGTTGTTTATCGTAGTTGTTTATGAAGTAGTGAGACGCATATCATTTCTGGAATTGGAGACCAGGAACAATTTCTTTGTGGATTCCGTACTCTGATGTCTCTGATACCGTAATAATTCCATCTTTCCCTATCTCTTTCATTATCTCCGCTATTAGAGAACCTATCTCATCATCTTGAGCAGATATTGTAGCTATATCCTTTATGTTATCAGACACATCTACTGACTTAGATCTTATCTAGTCCTTTTGAAATTGAGAACGGATTTACACCGGCTCCTACATGATCCATACCCTCTTTAGCAATAGCTCTAGTTAGTACTGTAGTAGTTGTCGTTCCATCGCCTGATTCCGTATTAGACTTATTAGCTGCTTGTTTCACTAGCTCAGCTCACAGACTCTCTGCATCTTGTGATAACTTTACAGCATTAGCCACAGTTACACCATCATTAGTTGATACTAGTACTTGATTACTAAATAGCACATTCCTTCCCTTTGGTCACATCGTTGGAGATACTACACTAGCTACTGCCTCAATGCCTTTATATACTTGCTTTCTAGCTTCATCTCCTATTAATAGTTTTTTAGCCATCCACCTTTTCTACAAAAATTAAATCATCGTACTTTACATAAGTTAATCACCCACTAGTTATTACTTTAGCATCCCTATCATACATTACTACATCCCCTATAGATAGATCACTATCGCCTGTAAACTCTACTTTACCTGTTGTATTATATCAATTACTATATCCAATTGAATCTTGTTTTTGGAAATGCGATAAAGCAACCCATCAATTTAGCAAAGTTTTTGTCATTACCTCCACATAATTATAAATACACTATTTATATAGTTCTACTATATTAAATCAACACAAAAGAGGTGTAATAGTTAAACACCTCCTATAATATTTTATCTCTCAATATTAGATACTTTGCACAACTATATTTTGCGCAAGCTATCTTTGCAAAATATTTGTTGTGATATGTAGAGTATAGTTATTTGTATACATTAATCAATAAATAAATTAGTTTCTCTTATATCATATATCCATATCTCTATTCTTGGATCTTCCTTATCGTAATCTAATTCAACAAGGGATTTTCTGATTTGATTATCATTCACTAACACAGTTCATTCTAGTGAATCCATAGAGAGTTTGTGATAGTTATCCCAATCCCTCTTTCTTCTGTCTCAGAAATATATTTTTATCATGGTGAAGACTTGTTTTTCTAATGGTTTTCAAACATATTGCTGATTGATTTGGTGTATATAATTACTTTTCAAGTCTTTTGCCTCCTTCTTCATGTATCTAATCTTTCATCTCTGACCATAGCAGTGCTGGGTGCTCATTGGTTTTCACTTCAAAACTATGTGTATCATTTTTGTTTGTATAGTCTAAACACATTCTTAAGCACCCTATTTGGTGCTCGTTTGTTACTTCTTTGCCATCTGTACAAATACTCCCACATTTGTTTACATGAGAGCATCACATTAGTACTAGACTAAAAAGGCAAATCTTCATCAGTATCAATTTCTTCATTATCATTATTTACTCATAAAATATCAAAGCTCCAACCAGTAATTGATGTATAGTGTCTACCGTTGTATTCTTTACATCTAAAGTTTACTCACACACTTACTTCGTCACCTACAGATATTTTTTCAGCTAGATTTGCTCTGTCATTAAAGAATTCAATACCAATAGAAGAAGGGTATTTATCTGACTGTTCTTCTACTACGATTAGTAATTTTGTAGTTTTGTCGTTGATTTGTTGTTTCCCTGTATTAGCTTTTACAATACCTTGTATTCTGTTATTAATAATCATTATTATATATATATTAAGTTTTAAAAATACTTTATAGTCATTCATCCACTATTTGGTCTATATATTCTTTTATCCAATACATATCAACCTTATATAATCAAGTGTTTTGTATATTAAACTCAGTCTTTATGTCATCAAGTTTTTCTCAAGACCTAATATAGAGCAACGAAAAAAAAGATACTCACTCTTTTTTTGCTGCCTCAAACAATACGTCAAACACCTTCCTGTACTGCTCTACAAACTTTTTTACTCTATCTTCACTCATACAGCTGTTTTACATTAATTAAAACAATTCTTATCTATTGTTTCTTGTTTAGTCATTTAATATATTGATAATGTAAACATACTCAACTTTTTACCTCCCTCTCTATACAATCATAGTTAGATTCCAATCTATATTCTGTCATATAAATAGCAAAACAAAGACATGACAATATAATTCAAAATAGTATAACAAGAGCAGCGCTTGATCAATCTAGTTTCTTATCCATCTAATAGCTCTAATAGTTGTAAATGTATTTCGGGATCTCGGTCTTTTGGTTTTTTATCAATATCTATTTCTACCCATAAGAAAGGATACAGTATAAATTGTGCCGCAAATACCCAGCGTCGTTTTTTATTTAGCTTTGAGTATTCATAAGAAAAACTAATGCCATTATCACCATAACTTACATGATTTTTCTCCAATGCCCTCAATATGTCCTGTAGCGACAAATCAGGCCCAAGGTTTTCTACAACATCATCAACAAATATACTATAATCTTTAACTGTCCAAATCATATAAACATCATTTCAAACTTGCTGCGGCTCTATTTTTATCATATCTTCTATTATTTCATTTCAATTTTCATCATCAACAAACTTAATCTCGCAGCCAAACCCCAAAGACAGTCAATCTGGATATATTATACTGTAGCATTTCTTACGTAGTCTCTCATATGCTTGTTGTTGGTTAGTCATTGGGCTTCTTAGGCATTAAATAAACTCACAAATAGAACAATACCAATAGTCATGCCATCATCCTAAGTGTTCTTATATCCATGTTTCGATCAACAAAAGCAACCATAGTGCTAACAAAAATACCAATTCATGAGCCAACCATAGTAAAAATGGCGACTATTGGTATAGGGTTAGGTTCAACGTTATTGTGAAAGTTCCAATCTATTTTACTAATTGAGAGGGTTTTTATGACTGATCTATTCTTCATCTGTATCTTCTTCATATAATGCTAAAGTTTGATGATAATATGTATCTGTTTCTATGCTACCATCAGTAAAATTACCGCTTACCCTTGTTTCTAACGACATTCATCAAATCGGCTCGAATCAATCATCTATATAAGACATTACATATCCCTCTAGATTTTCAATACGTGACTCAGACAGAACTACATAGTCCTTTATCTTTCTATCTTTCATTATACCATATTTGTTTACTAAAACTACACTCAACAAAAGATTCAATAATAAGCCATTAGTCAGGTTCACATAAAGAATCAAATTATTCGACAAATCATATTTTTTACTAACCCTCATATCTCTCTAGTCATTGTTATGTTGTAAGTTATGTAAAGGGTTGTGTAAACTAAGACTTGTTTTTATACTTTTTTACCAGTTCATCCATGTCTTTTTTCAGTTCGTATCGATCAGCTTTATTTGC